GTGCATTTCTTTTTGCACGATTATCAATTTGAACGAGTTTGGAAATATCCTGACCGATACACCGAATGTCTATCTAAGTTTGCATTTGTGTTATCTCCAGACTTTTCACCATATGCTGATATCCCTAAAGCATTAAAAATTTTTAATGTATATCGAAAGATGTGGTGCGGCAGATATTGGCAAGAACACGGGATGAAGGTTATTCCTACTGTTACGTGGGGTAATGATGAAGATTTAGAGTGGTGTTTGAATGGTGTGCCAAAACATAGTACAATAGCTATATCAACAATGGGAGAAGGCCGTTGGGCAAATTTTAAAGCACTTAAATCAAACTGGCAATACATACTTGATACACTAGAGCCCGAGACAATTTTATTATACGGGAAAAATTTATCAGATGAGTTGACTGGTAATATTGTATTTAAACAGTTGGTAAATTCAAAGGTGGCTGTATAATGGCAAGTACATATAGATATGATTGGGATAATGTTAATCAAAAGAAACGATATGCTGGTAAATATCCTAGATTAAATGCGCTAGAAGAATATGGGCAATATGGTAGTGACGATGCTGGTAAACGCCACGCATTATTGCCTAAAGATGCAGGTAATAAACGAGAATTTGTGGGTTCAGAAATAGAAGAATATACATTTGCAAATACGTTATTAGGTGTACATACTATACCGGCAGAGTCGTATGCAGACGCATTACGAATAGCAATTTCGATGGGATTTACAGAGGGCGATTATCGCAAACGTCCGGGCAGAAGAGGTAAACGATAATGTCAATGTGGTATAATATAGTATCAAGATTAAAGGAGTTAATAAAGGGTATGATTGGAAGTCGTACAATCCAAAAAGAATTACACGTTTCTTATGCTATTTCACCTAAAATGGAGAACGCTATTCAGACTTGGACAAATTTATACTTGAATAAAGCAGAGTGGCTTCATGAGCCAGATGATAGTAATCCGACTAGAATCGTGTCTTTAGGACTTCCGGCTTTAATTGCGAGTGAAAAAGCACGTACAGCATTATTAGAATTAGAGTCAGAGATAACTGCGCCGACCGAAGAAGTTGAAGTGCCTAATCCAGATTATCCAGGAGAACAACAATTTACAGTTGATGCTGAAGGAGAACAAGTGCCTGTGCCAGCACCGCTCCCGCCAGAAACAATTACAGAAGAACGACCTGTTGGAGATACATCAAGAGCAGAATATTTAGAATCACAGTATAAGAAGCTAAAGAAACAACTGCGCAAACAAATCGAATACGGTATTGCAAAAGGCGGGTTGGTAATTAAGCCTTATATCGTAGTTAATAAGCCAGTAAACAGTGATGGCGTAGATTCTGATTTAACTCCTACTACAGATATTGAGTTTGATTTTATTCAAGCTGATGCATTTTATCCGCTTGCGTTTAATGCTTCTGGTATGATAACTGAGGCCGCCTTTGTTCAAACTAAAGTAGAGCAGAATAAAATATATCGCAGATTAGAGTATCATAAGTGGGAAAATAATGTTGTAACAGTAGTCAATAAAGCTTATCGCTCAAATAACATAACAAATAGTGATATAGATAATGGTGACTTAGGAGAAGAGATTTCTTTAAAAGAAATTCCAGAGTGGAGCGAACTTGATGAAAAGGCTGTTATAAAAAATGTTACGCAACCGCTGTTTGCTTATTTTAAAATGCCGGAAGCAAATACTGTTGACCCGGCAAGTCCGCTCGGCGTGTCTGGATTTAGTAGGGCAGTTTCGTTAATTCGTGATGCGGATATGCAGTATTCTCGACTGCTATGGGAATATGAAGCAGGTGAGATGGCAATTGATATCGATAGAGATGCTCTACGTACAGATTTAGACGGTAGTGGAAATGAGCATACAAAAATGGGTCATTTACAAGATAGGCTATATCGTAAACTTGACTTAGGTTCTGACTCAGATACGTATTATCCGTATGCGCCGTCATTACGTGATACAAACTATATAAGTGGATTAAATACTATTTTAATGCGTATCGAAGATACGTGTGGTATTAGTAGAGGCACGTTATCAGATGCGGCAGATGTTGCTAGAACTGCTACAGAGTTAAAGATTCTTAAACAGAGAAGTTATCAGACGAATGCTGACATTCAGAATGCTATTGAAGACGCATTGCGTGATGTGATTTATATCATGAATGTGTACGCTACTCTGTATGAAATAACTCCAGAGGGTGAGTACGAAGTCAACTTTGAATGGGATGATTCAATCATGGTTGATATTAATGAAGAAATTAACAAGCGTCTTACTTTAATGCAAAATGGATTAACTTCTAGGCTTGAAAATCGTATGTGGTACTTTGGTGAAACAGAGGCACAGGCAAAAGAAGCACTTGCAAAAATACAAGAAGAATCTATGCAGGCACAAGAGTCTGATATGATGATGCAGTATGAGATGAATAATAGAGGTGCAAATAATGCTAAGTGAAAATACTATTGACCATCTGGTACAGCCAATAGTAACACGACAAGAGGCGATAAATACTCAAGTATTAACGTCTATAGCGTTAAGCGTGAGGGAGATAGGACAATTATCTCCCTCTGATATTAAGCGGATGAAATTATTAGTTGAGATGGGTGCCGATATCAGACAGTTGAATGCAGAAATTGCCAGACTGTCTAATATGCAGGTTAAAGATATAAAATCACTTATAAAGACCGTAGCAATTAATACAAACATAGATGCAAAACCTTTATATGACTACAGACATAAATCATTTATACCGTATGAACGAAATTCAAAATTACAGAATTTTGTTAAAATAGTTGGTAATCGTACTGCTGGTACATATACTAATTTAGCAAATTCAAAAGCGACAGGATTTCTAATAAGAGATTTAAAAAATCCTAATAGTCTAAAGTTTCAATCTATTAATGATACATATAAGTCTGTAATCGATGAAGCTATTCAATCTGTTCAGAGTGGCGTTGACTATAGAACTGCAATGCGAAGAACTCTAAAACAGTTATCAGATAGTGGTGTGCGTAGATTATCTTGGGATAGTGGATACACTCAAAGATTAGATACGGCAGTACGAAGAAATATTCTTGAAGGTGTTCGTGCGATTCAGCAAGCAACGGAAGATTTGATTGGCGAAGAAATTGGGGCAGATGGAAAAGAATTGAGCGTTCATATAAATTGTGCATTAGACCACGAACCCTTTCAAGGACATCAATTTACCAATGAAGAGTGGGAAAAGTTACAGAATAGCGAGAATTTTAAAGATGTAGACGGCGAACAGTTTAGTGGCGTAGAACGTGTTATTGGTATGTGGAATTGTAGACATATTGGACGAAGTATAATAATTGGAGTCACTAAACCAATGTATACAAAAGAAAAACTACAAGAATTTATAAGAGATAATCATGAGGGCTACGTACTACCAAACGGAAAACGAATTACGATGTATGAATGTACTCAAATGCAGAGGCAGATGGAAACTCGAATAAGGTATGCTAAGGATGAACAGATTGTATTTCAAAAGTCAGGAAACATAGAAGCGGCTAAGATAGCACAACAAAAAGTTATACAGTATCAGCAACAATATAAATCATTTAGTAAGGCTTGCGGACTACCAATTCACAAAGATAGAATCGCTGTAACAGGATATAAACGAATGTAGGCTATTTACATTTGGAATAATCTGTTATATAATAAATGTGTGGGATTGGAGTACTTGTCTTCATTTACAATTTCTCCTTGATAGTGGGTACATAGTTTGCGGCTGTGTGCCCACACCACAAAGTCCAGCGTAAAGACATATAAAGAACGTACATTCAACCGCACACTGTAATGCGGACATATAAATAACAGATATAAAAAAGAATGTGAGGTGCAAACATGACTGTAAAGGAACTTTTTGACAAGGCTGAAAATGGAACTCTTACGTGGGAACAGTTTCAAGCCGCAATGGGCGATGCAAAATTTGTTGATTTATCAGAAGGGCATTACGTATCTAAGCAAAAATTCGATGATGAAGTAGCGCAGAGAGATACGAGGATTAATGACCTGACAACTACCATTTCTCAGAGAGATACTGATTTATCCGCACTTCAGCAAACATTGAAGGATGCGGGTGATTT